GAGTCAACAAAACATCCATTTGGATAATTTTCTTTGTTGATAATAAATGTTTGTGCTACAGGATCCCATACAGTTGTATAGGTGTAAGATGATATGTTTGTTCTTTCGCTTGTTTGTGTGAAAGTATTCTTAGCAGAATCAATTGACGAAGCATAGTTTACACCTTGCTTGGTCTGTTGTAGACCAGAAGCATAGAATGTTGCCTCTGCAAATGTCTGAGCCGATTCAATGTTACCACCTATTGAATCATCAATTCTAAATGTTCTTTGACCTGTGTGAAATATACCACCAGGTACTGCAAAGATACCAGAAATCATACCGGCTTCATTAGTTTTCATGGTGCCAATAGAGTAGATATCACTATTTGCTGTTGTGATTGCAGAACTCAAAGTAACTAACTTGGTTGTACCATTGTATGCAGAGATGGTTGCTGATTGTCCAATACCTGTACCATTAATAATATAGATTGTATTACCATTGTAGAAGTTATTGGTTGAAGAAGCAGTTGCACCTAATGTGATTGATGTTGTTGTATTGGAATTAACAACTTGGCCAGAATTATGCGTGAATGATAGAATTGTTCCACTTGCAGTTGTTGTTTGATACTGGCCACCAGCATTGAACTGTGCATTTTGAATTGTTGCACCAGTAGCAAATGTTTGACCAACAATATCACCTACAACATATAGACGCCATTTCGTGGTGTCATCTGTGTAATGGTAATAAGAAACAATCTTGGCAGCCGGTGTAAAATTACTACCAGCAAGATAACCAATAATGTCACCATCTTTAAATGATCCAGTAACACCCGTTAATTCTAATACGTTTGGTTTACGAATGTATTTGTTAACAGCATCATTATCAAAATAAGCATTGACATCGGTGTTGACAGTTAAACCATAAGTATTAAAGAATAAGAACTGTGAACGAATATATGGTAGAATACTTACGTCAGTAATAAATCCACCAGTTTCAACATAACTTGAATTTAATTTATCATAGTTACCTAAAACTGTTTTTTGTTGTTCTGTGGTATATGTTGTAACTTGGTTAACACGCCAGTTACGACCAGCTGCAATCACATTGTCAGTTGATGTGGCTACAGTAGTTTTCCAATCACCTACTTGTAACACATTGACTTGGTCACTAGCACGATATACTTGAAGATTTGGATCAACAATTAATAAATCTGGAGACCTCTCAGTATCAACCCAATTGTCCATTGGAGGACTCAATGTAATTGTGCCAGAATTTAGAGATACTGAAAATGGATTTAAATTAACTACACGAGAAGCAATTCTTTGTGTTACTACATTTGCTGTTGTATATGGTAGCGTAAAGAAATTAGACGAACTACTTTGTGATATTTTAAATCCAAGATTATTTGCACTTGTAGAATCCAATTGACCCATATTATAGACCAATGACAATGATTGCAATGGAAAATTCTGAACATCTTGTGATGCTGTCATTTGTTTTGTTCTACGATTTACTGTCACTAAGTAATCAGTAACGGCTGTGTCTGATGCAGCATAGCTTGAAAAGTCATCAACTAAAATACCATTTTTAAATCGATTGAGGCCGTTGCCATCTGGAATTTGAAGTGATGATGCACCTTTTTCTAATAGATTGAGTGCTGTGTAGTATTCAATGTTGTTTACTCGGCTTTCTAGACTAGAAATGTCACGCATCAACCAACGCTTATGTTTAACTCGTTCAATAGATAAACTTGGCAATACACCTACTTCTTCACCAGGAATATATGCGGTATATGGATCATGATAAAGGTTTGCAATGACCAAAGAACCATCAGGTTCAATAGGTGAAATTGGATTTACTGAAGGTGTGCCTTGAACAATTTCAAATGAACGGTCTTTACTTAATACCAATTTATCAAAACGACCAAGATAGAAACCATAATCAGACTCATATTCGGTTAAGTCAACTGGAATATATGCGCCAGCAGCACCTGAACCTGAACTAGATGTACGAATGGTAAATGAACTTTGTGCATTGATGAGTGATGGTCTGAAGTCTAATGAATCTCTTAACTGATAGAAGTTACCACTGGATGCCATATAAAATGGAATTTCAGCATAATTTTCTGGTGCAGAAGATACGGGTGACAAATAAGACATTACAGAATAATAACCATCACCACCAGTTGTTTCGTAGTAATCTAAAACAACAAGTAGATTTCCCTGAATTGGTTGTTGACCAATACCTAAAGTAATTGTAGAAAAATCATAATAAGAATCTCGTTGGCCATTATCAAATTTAAATCGTGATGTGACATCATATGTTGCATCTGTTAACATGGCATCCGTTGCAGCTGTGCCAGGTGATTTAGTGTCAATAATCTTAACAATTTGTTTTACGTCAGTAATATAAAGTTTTTGTGGTTGACCTGGCGAAACAATGCCAGCATTGGCAATATACACTTGACCCTCTGTTAAATCAACATTTGTGTATGTTTCAACTGTTGTACCTGTAATATTTACACCTGTTGTATTACCTTCAACTAAATTTTTGGCTTTCAATACAAATGATGTGTCATTACCATTGCTGACAAAAGCCTTTGCAATGATAGTGGCGGTGAAAGCACCTAAATCAGATGTTGGTGTGGTGAATGTAGCAGTAGCACCTGAACCAGTAATAGAACAAGTTCTACTACCGATACCCCATGGTAATGTTTGACCTACCGTTAAACCACTTGAGAGTGGATTGGTTACAATGATTTGAAAATTTTGTGAAATTGCATCTTGTGATAATGAGCCTGTACCAAGGAATCGAATCGTTGCAGCTGGTGCAGAACCAAATGTTAATGCAGCCGTAATGTTACCACCAGATACGGTGAAAGAAACATTTCGGAATACCTGTGTAGTTGTATATGATGAATTATTTGCATATGAAACAAAAGGATTACCAATTGTAAACAATAATTCTGGTGCATTTGGATTTTGTAATACAACATCACCTTCTGAAACATTGTTTATCTTGTTTAGATTATCAATCGTTGCATTGGCAGTAACAACATATGAAGCACCTGCCGTGGACTTAATCATTGTTTCAAAATCAGTTGTATCAAATCGCAACGTGAATACTGAGTTGTTGGCTAATGTAACTGTGAATGGTCTGTCAACATAGGCAATCTTAGCAGCTGCATCATATGTTGTGATTGTTCTGAAATCACCAGCAGAAGTACCTGTGTCAATACTGACTGTTACTCCAGTGTAGGCATTGGCCACATTTGAAAACTGATTGGTACTAGGCAATCTTATATAACTATTGTTTGCATTAACTGGTGCAATTTGTGAAACATTGGCTGATAGTGTTTGATTTTGAATATTGTAAACAAAAGCTTTATACACATATGCAGCACCATTGGCTGTGTTTGATGTGCTAGAGTAAATTAAATTACGAATATAACCTGTTGCAGCCTTAGTAGAATTATAAGAATTTGCATTGGTTAATACAATACTATCTTTACTTACAGTATGAAAATCAATCTGTGGTGAAGTTGTTACATCAAATACACCATTGGCAGAGTTAACAAAGAAATAATTACCATAATCTACAAATGCTGGATTGTTTGTGACTGTTGCTTCAGTTCTAGCACGGTCATTGGTTAAAACCACATCAGATGAATTTTCTAAACGATAACCACGAACATAGGCAATACCTTTTGAAATGCCCATGTCATATTTTGCTGAATTGATTGTGTTGGCTTTAGGTGTCAATGTATAATCATTAACAATAAAGTCACCATTGGTATCATTGGTACGCTTGGCAAAGTAATCATCAATCACCGAGTAAACGGTACTGTCTACTTGTTTAACAATAGAGCCATCTACTAAACGAACCAGTTCAATAAAGTTATCATCATCACCAAGACCAAGAGTTCGTGTCTGTAAGTCTAAAGAAATTTTATAACGGTCGGCACCTGGTGCCTGATAGTTTGTGGCATTAAATGCTGGATCCAATAATGAAGAATCATCAACAGAATCTATAATGGATTCAGATGCATTTAAACCTACACGCAATGATGGAACAGAACTATACTTTGAAAGAATAATAGTTTGTTCACTGGCAACCACAAAGTTACCATCAACATAAAAGATACCTTGAGAGATAGAGGCAACAGAAGAAAGGCCTGTGGCTGGATTGCCTGTTGAAGCGGTAATTAATGTGCCAGTTAAATTTGAACCGTTTAGAAATACGGTGTCACCCGAAACAAATTTATTACCTGAGATATAACTTACAACAAGGGTGGGTGGATCACCTACACCACCTGCAGTTGTTGTTGATTCTACTGTTACAATAACTTTAGCTATAACTGAACCATCAGCCGACCGTATAACACCATTATCAAAGTTTTCAGCTAAAATGTCAGCACCAGAATTATCGGTTGCATTAAGTTTTAGATAATAAACATTTTGATTGACAGTAACTTTACCACCAGAAATAGGTGTGTTCTGTGCAAAGATTGCATCAGCAAAACTGGTGATTTGATTCTGGAGAATGGTTTGTGATTGTGTTAATTCACGAGCTTGAACAGCAAATCCTGGTTTAAAAAGAATACGGTGAAAATTCTTTTGTGGATCAAAGTCATCATAATACGGGTCTACATTAAAATTAAGTGCCATTTTTTCTTTCCATTAAAAGCTTAACACAATACGGAACTGTTCTGTACCATCAGGACTTCTTGCGATACCTTCTCTATTCTCTATGTAGGCCATGTATCCAGAGTATATAATAAAGTCTGTATTTTCTGTTGTTAGAAGGGTTCGCACTGCAGTACCAACTACGCCACTTGCATCCTGAATTAACGCTTGATTAACCAATGGTGTTCCAGTTATATTTATGGCCTTTACTATATTATTTAATGAATCAAAGCTGACAACCTTAGCAGAAAAAGTTGCAGTCGCAAGACTGGCACCTTGATAAATTGTTTGTCCTGTGTTGTAGTTTCCTGTACCAGGAGAAACAAAGAGTTTGGTGGTTACATCATAGATTGCACCGTTTGCAATCATCATAGGTTCTTCAGCCACAGACTCTTGAGAAACAGGATCAACCAATAAACCAATTTGCCGATAGGTCATATCTGTAGGTATCAGTCCACCTTCACTCTCAATAAACTCTGGTGCTACCATTATATGGTTACACCCTAATTCAGAAATAGGATCAAAACCATGGCCACCAACAGGAGAGGCTGGTGCTTCAGCAATTGCCACCACATTAGGTGTTGAAAAACCAGGTAGAACATTAATCACGGCTTCTGCATAGGTGTAACCTGTGCCTGTATTGGCCATCGTGACATCATACAAATAACCAGCAGCGTTGATAACTGGTGTGCCGTTTGCAAACTGGCCGTCACCACTAATTGTAATTGTTGCACCACCAGGAGTATAACCTCGACCAACAGTTGTAATGTTAACCACATCAATTGAACCTTCGGCCGCAAAAGTTGCAACAGGATTTGGTGCCATTCCAATTGGCACAGGCATCCAGTTAGCATCAAAGAACTTTTGTTTGAGACCAGCATCTAGAGAATACATAAACTTCCATTTATATCCGTCAGCAGTCTTAACTAAAAATGAACTATCAAAAGTACCTGGTAAAAACTGTGGTTCTACTGTAGATTGACTGCCATTATTATTCCATAAACATTTAAATACTTGGTCAAATCGATTACGAATATAGAATTGGCTGATAACTATATTATCCGAATCTACAGCTAGCATATTTTCGGTATCTTGATAATAATCATAGACTGTACCTGAGTTCCAATCAATGCGAGGAATCACAGGAGAAATATCAGATGATGTAATTAATTTGGTTGCAATAATATCTTTAAAAATATCTTTGATTGACCTTTGGTCTTGTGTTGGTACAGGAGGGTTAGTTTCGTTGGGCCATGGAGTCACACGACCAATAAAAGCATATAATGTAGTTTCATGTATTTGTGCTGGTGAATAATAGTATTGTAATACTTCATATATCTTACTAGCGGGTAATAATTGTGCTGATGTGTTTGCTATTGTCGCCATATTCTATTCTCTATTAACCTTTAGTAATTGCTACCATTGTATTTGCTA